GAGTGGCAGTACATCGACTACCTGTACCAGAGCCCGAACTTCGAGGGCGACTGGAGGGTGAGTCTGAACGGGACCGCGCGGGTGAGCCGGTTCAACGTGGCGAAGAATTCGAACACGATGAGCACCCAGGTGCGGCGCGGGATCTTCGCGGACCAAGTTCCATTCATGCTGGAGGCAACGGGCAAGCTGGCCGGCGACGCGGACGCGCAGACTTACCTGGATGCGGCGACGGAGATCCTGACGGTGCTCGACCAGCGCGCGGAGTTCGAATACAACTTTGGGCTGCTGATCGAGTGCATGGCGCTGCAAGGGACGGGCATCGGCATTCCGCGCTGGGACGAGAAGACGGTAAAGAAGAAGAGCCGCAAGCGCAACACGCCGCCGGTGAGCATCGACAAGCCCGTGGGCGCCCCGGCGGTGGTGAATACGTGGGAGTCTGACGACTTCAAGGTTGTAACCGAAGAGGTGACAGAAAGCTGGCCGTACTTCGAGTTCCGCGACCTGGGCTGGACGATATGGGACGAGAAGGCGCGCACGCCGAACCGGCCCGACCTGAGCGCGAGCCACCGCATCGACATCGACTACGTGACGCTGCAGGACCTGCAGCGGATGCGGGAACTAGACTGCTACAAGGACATCCCCGAGGACGATGACCTGGTGCGGTACTTCCTGGCGAACCCGTATGGCGACGCCAGCCCGGGGACACGCACGGCGCAGAACAGCAACATCCAGAACACGACGGTGCTGCATGCGGCCGGGCCGGAGACCAACGCCAGCGCCAACCCGTTCCTGAAGCCGATGATGAAGCTGGCTGAATGGACGTGGGAGCCGGGCGAGCCTACAGGCGACGTGAAAGAGATGCTGGTGTTCGAAGGCCGGTTCAAGATCATCCGCAATGGACCGCACGAGATTGGAGACCACGCTTCCGGCTACACCGCGAACTGGTGGAACATCAAGAACAGCCTGTACGGGCTGGGGATTGGGAGGCTTAACGCCGGCGATCAGCGCATGGAAATGGGCGTACTTAATAAAGTTTTAGAGATGATCGCCTATTGGACGAATTGCCCGCTGGTCTACAACACGGCGGACGGCAACGCGCCTACACAGAACGTGGTGATGGGCCTAGGGACGATGTGGGGACTGAACGCCGGGTCCGGTGGCGATGCCAGCAAGGCGATGAAGTATCTCGAAAAGCCAGCGATTCCGCCTGAGTCCTGGAAGATTATGGACAAGGCGCTGTATCAGGGGCAGGATCTGGTGGGAGCCAACGCTGGAGCGATGCAGGGCCAGATCACCAGCATCCAAGGCATGGCGCGCACGGCTGCCGGGGTGAACCGCTCATCCAGCCAAAGCGATGCCCAGGTGAGCGACCCGATTGCGCACCTGGAGGGCATCATCGTGCGCTGGAACCGGTTCAAGTGGCAGCAGGTGATCGACGTGATGCCGATTGCCGAGATACGCGCGATCCTGAGCAAGAAATTCGGCGCCGCGATTCTGAAGAGCATCGACGCCGAGAAGTTTCTGGACATGGAGTTCAACATCAAGGTGCTGGCGGGGCAGAAGCTGGCGGCGAAGGCGGCGATCTCGCAACTGATCCCGTTCCTGCTGCAACTGCTGCAGCAGCCGCAACTGATGGAGTACATGCACCAGAAGGGCTGGACGATCAACTTCCTGGCCATCGAGAAAATCTTCCTGCGGGTGAGTGAGTTGCAGGGCGCGGAAGACATCATCGTGCCGCTGACCGACCAGGAGAAGCAGCAGGTGGCGCAGTTGAATCCGAACGCGCAGCGGGTGCAGGCGGCGGCGCTGCTGGAGAAGCTGCGCGGCGCGAACAAGCAGCAGGAGATTGCGGCGAAGGGCGCACAGGACCAGAAGCAGGCGGTGCTGGAGAGCGCGCTGAGCCATGTGGCCGGCGAAGTGCCGCTGGAGAATGAGTTTGCGCTGGCGGAGGGACGTGTGGACAGGAACACGGACATGCAGGAGTTGCAGAACGGGATTCCGGGGGTGGCGTAGTGGCCATTTTAGCTGTTCCGCTTGGCGATCCGCCGCTGCCGCCGCTGGAGACAGCAACGCTGGTGGCGATTTACACCGGGCTGGAAGTTGGAGTGACGCAGGGCGCATGGAAGTCGATGGCGAAGGAATGCCTGATTGCGCGCGGCGAAGGCGGAGTGACTGGAGAGGCCGATGGGGCAGAGCGCGCTTGAGAAGTTCCACCAAGGGACGCCGCTGAACGAGGAGCTGGCGGAGATCCAGCGGAGCGCGGCCGGAGCGAGCCCGGGAAGCCCGGTTTTACACCGCGAAGCGGTCGAGGACGGGGCGAAGCACGACGCGGAGCGGGAGCTGACGCGGGTTGAGCGGCTACATTTGAAGGAGCTGCGGCAGGCGGATGGGTGGGTGGTTTTGCAGCGGCTTTTAGAAAGAACTTTATTTTTGCACAGGAAGAGTGTTATATCTATGAGCCAGAGCGATCCGCTCGGCAATGCCGAGAAGATCGCCCAGCAGTGGGCCTACCTGAACGCGCTGCGGGCCGCGGCGCAGCAGGTAACCGTGCTGGTGGATGCGGAAGTGAAGGCGCTGGACGAGGAATCGAAGCAATGAAGGCGACACGGCGAGGATTTTTCGGGATGCTGGCGGGGTTGGTGGCGGCCGCCGTGCTGCCGTTCCGCGTCAAGCCATACAGCATCACCCGCTTCAAACTGGACGACTCGTGGTATCCCAGCGGCACCGACGGTGTGCGGGTTACTTTTTCAGATAATTGTTTCCTTAAGAGCGTGAGTCCGGTCCAAATGGAGGCATATCTGCAAGTCCCAGAAATTAAAGACTCGCTTCTAGCCCACGGACACGAAATCCACTTTGATGAAGTGCTGCGCGAACTGAGGGGCATGGCATGATCGCGTACTGGACCGATAAACGACCGAATGGGCAGCCGATTGAGGCGGGGACGTTTGCGCGCGTGATCGACCTGGAAGACGGCACCAACCCGATCTGGACGTATGGGAAGACGGTCGACGAGGTGCTGCAGAAGATTGAACGACAGAATGGCAACGCGCAACTTGCTCTCGCGCGCCGCGCAACCGCGCAGCCCAATGCACCGGCGCAGGGTGCCCCCACAGCGACGCCTGCTGCGCCTCGGCGTCGGCTTTCCGCCGATGAGGTGATGCAACTGACCACCGACCTGCAGAACCCGGCCAAGGCGGCCGCGGCGATTGTGAAGCTGGCGGCGGACGAGACCGGCGTGGACCCGCAGCGCGTGGCGATGGACAACTTCAAGAAGCTGGCGGCGGAGTGGGAAGACGAGCACGAGGAGTTCTACCAGCATCCGGGCAACCGCACGCTGCTGGGGATCCGCGCGGGCCAGAAGGTGGGCCACCAGGTGGCGCTGATCACCAAGGAGATTTTGACGCAGTGTTTTATCGAGCTACTGAATTCCGGGCAACTATTCGAGGCGCCGGAAGAGCACCAGGAACAACGCATTACCCCCTCACCGTTTCCTGTCGAGAGTCAGGTTCAGCGTACCGAGAGGCCACGGCGGCTATCGACCGGCATACGAGGCACCCAGCTTCGCGCGCCGCAGACCGCGCAACCAAAGGCTTTGAAGTATTCGAAACGCGACATCGAGATGATGCCTTCCGCGCAGATCGAGCGCCTTGCGAGAGACAAGGACCCGGACTACATGGCAGCCTGCGATGCGCATTTCGGCCAACTGGCGACCGCTTAAGAGGTTGCCGCGGAGACTGAACATGAAGAACAGGGGACAGGGAACAGGGAACAGGGAACAGTTGCCGGAGAAGATGCTGAAGTATGTGGTGTGGCCCGCGTTCCGCTGGGGCTCCGCATTTATGGCCGCGCTGTGGGTGTCGCTGATCACGGTGAGCGCCGCGCTGACCGCGCAGCCCTGCACGGCGTGGGACGGAGCGAGCCCGGCGGCGCAGACCACCGCGAACATGCCGCAATCCGGCCTGACCATCCACTACAACCGCGTGTTTATGAAGTTCCTGTATGCGAACCTGGGCAAGCTGCTGATGGTCACGCACATGGACCTGCCGGAGAAGAGCGGCCTGACCTTCCGCAACTTTATGAACATCCCACTGGGGCCTGATCTTGTCCAGCAGACGCAGGGCACACTGGGGCCGCCCGAGCAGATCAGCACGAATTACAAAGACATCGTGCTGTTCCAACTGGCGAACTACTCGAACATCTCCGACCTGGCGTTTATGACGTCGATCTCCAATGACCTGGAGAACAACCGCCGGGTGATGGCCTACCAGTTGGGGCTGAGCCTGGACGACATCGTGATGGCGCAGTTCGATTACCTGCGGACGTGGGACGCGCGCACCAGCAACCAGGACAGCGTGGTAACGCCATATCCGTTCACCAAGAACATCATCGAGCAGATGCCGGCCAGCCTGGGCGGCGCGACCGTTCCGCCGATGATGGACGGCTTCTACAACGGATCGATCCATGACTTCTTCGTGGGCGACCTGACGCTGGACAACAGCAACAACTCGATTATCGACATCTGGAAGCACACCGATGCCGGGCAACTGAAGCTGGAGGAGCTGCCGGGCGGGACCGAAGGCGAGAAGCCGGCGCAGATACTGGAACTGCTCGGCGCGCACTGGCGCAAGAGCACCAACCAGACCCAGACGGCGAACTGGCAGGCCAGCGGCAACACTGGCATCAGCACGTACCTGGCGGGGATGGATGCGATCGTGTGGATCAACTTCCCCAACGCGCGCCACACCAAGATCGACCCCAAGTGGCAGAACATGAACCTGTGGGCCGGCGAGTATGCCGCGCGCACCGCCTACGACCCGAATGGGCTGATTCCGGCCGGGACGGGTTACAACTGCGTGGCTGGATGCGGGCTGCCGCCCGACCAGACCTCGCGCGCGAGGATTGCGATCGCAGTTCCGCAGACGACATAAAACGTAGGGCCAATACCGAGATTCTGGACGGCGAAAATGCCGTCCAGAATGACGGCTTTGGGAGGTAAAACGATGGATGCGAAGATGCAGGAGCAGCTAGATCAGGCGACGCTGAAGAAGGCGCTGCTGGACCTGGACGAGACGGTTGAGTCGAACGCGCGGCGAGTGGCGGAGAAGGCGGTGCGCAACCGGGTGAATGCCGAGCGGCAGGCGGGCTTCCGCAGCGCGCGCGCGAGCCGCGAGGCGCTGAGCAACCGCTGCACCCACCGCCAGGGCGGCGCGATGAACAACCCGTATGCCGCCAAGGCGCCGAACCCGAGCGCGCTGGGCGTGATGAAGATGCCGGACGGCTGGACGAAACGGATCTTCTGCATTGTGTGCCACGGCGAGTGGTTTACGCCGCACCCCTACCTGATGCGCAAGGACCCATTCAAGGCGGGCTTCCACATGCCCGGCGGCATCATCCTGGAGCGGGACGAGACGGCTGTGGAGGTTCGCCGGCGGGTGGCGAAGTACAATGCCGACGTGGAGAAGTTCGAGGAGTTGCTGGAGGCGGCGAAGGACAAACAGACGCCCGAGGCGGCGATGGAGATGGATTGCGGGACCACGCACACGCTGACCAACAGCGAGACCGGCGTGGTGGTGTATCCGTGGCGGCCGTGCGACGCGAATGCGTGGGCGGCAAGCCAGCAGGCGGCGTAAGGCGAAATGCGGGGATTCTGGAACTGCGTTCCAGAATGACGACGAGGGCGGGGAAAGAGGAGAGGCACATGGGCGTCGATACAGTGGTACGGGGAGCGCCGACAGCGGCGCAGTGCTTTGGGACTGAGGGGATCATCCTCGACGCCAAGAATAATTTGCTGTATACCTTCGGCGACAGCCGGACGCCGGGGCTGGTGGGAGCTGCCGGCAGCGCCCCGGCCGCCGGACCTGTGCCCGCAGCCTATGCGCCCGCGGCGAGCCCGACCTTTACCGGGACGGTGACACAGCCGACGCCTCCGGTGCTGACTGCCGCGCTGACGCAGGCCACGGTGGGAGCGGCGGGCGGGGCCACGGCGCTGCCGGCTACGCCGACCGGCTACCTGAAACTTTCGATCAACGGAACGGTTTTTGCGGTGCCGTACTACGCGGTATCGTAGCGGCAGGCAGGGAAAATTCAAAGGTATGAGGTGATGCGATGGCAGGGCAACCGAAATGGTTTACCGATGCACAGGCGGCGAAGGGCACCGGAGCGGTTAAAGAGCAGAAGCCCGAAAAATTGACCGGCGAAGCCCGCATGGACGCGCTGGAGAAGCTGCTGGACCGGCACGGCATCCGCCTGCCCGCGTAGACACGGAGCCGAGATGGCGCAGTATGAATACAAAGTCCGGCGGGTTGAGCACAGGCATATCGCCATGGTGCTCGACGAGATGGCGGAGAGGGACTGGAAGTTCTGCGCGCTGACCCCGAACACGTCCTTCGATGTGCTGATTATTTTTGAACGTCCGGCGCAGCCGGCATCAAAGTACAGTGTACGTGTAACACAGGAGAATCCCATGAGCCTTGGAACCATCGCCCCCGGATCGACTGGCCAGTTTGGCGCCGTGCTGTTGAACAACGGCGTGCCCGACACCAGCTCGTTTGTCCCTTCCCTCAGCTTCACCGCAAGCGACCCCAGCGTGACCTTTGCACCCGCAACCACGGACGCGAGCGGCGGCACCATCCCCCTGGCGCAGCAGACGGTGATGAGCGTACCCAGCACCGACACGCTGGGCTCCGTGACGGTGACCGCAACCTGCACCGACCCGAATGGCGCGAGCCAGAGCGGATCTGTGACGGTGGCGGTCGGCCCCGGCCCCGGCCCCGGCCCCGGCGTGTACAGCGTCGGCGTGACACAGCTCGCCTGAGCACTTCGTGCGGTCCTGGACCGCTGCGCGGTGTAAATTGAAAAGGGCCGTCGCTCATAGAGGGCGGCGGCTCTTTTACTTGAAGGAGGCAGGGATGGACTTTGGAGATGCAATCCGCGCGCTGAAGGAAGGTAAACGCGTTGCACGTAGTGGCTGGAACGGCAAAGGGATGTGGCTAGCCTACTCGCCCGGATCGCAGGCGCTTCCTGCCGAACGATTCTGGGCTGGGGCGAATCGTGAGTTTGCAGAGCGGAGAGCGACGGGAACCGCCGACGTGCTGCCCTGCATTACGATGAAGACTGCGGACGAGAAGATACTCATGGGATGGCTGGCCTCGCAGACCGACATGCTTGCCGAGGATTGGGCCGTAGTTTAAACACCGCGTGAGCGGTCGAGGACGGTGCGAAGCACATGGGCAATAGCACGATCAGCCTCGGGAGCATGTACGATTCGCTGGCGGCGCGCGGCATTGCCGACCCGCGCAAGGGCGCGAGCGGCTATGGCGACAAGCTGGCGCTGGAGATGGCGAACAGCGTGATCGCGGACCTGATCTGCGACCGCTTCAACTGGAAGTGGAACCGTGCGGTGGCGGCGGCGATCTACACCAACAGCTGGCAGCAGGACTACCCGCAGCCGCGGCAGGCGGCCGGGCTGATTGGCTGGGGAGAAGACTGCGCGGGAATCAACATCAACAACACGGCGCTGCCCAAACCGCTGACGAACATTAAATGGCGGCGCGGGCTGAGTCGCACCAGCATCAGCACCTGGTTGACCCAGAACATCTGCTGGATGTATAACGGCGACCTGACGCTAGGCGCGTGGCCGGGCGCGGGCATGGTGTACAGCCCGCTGGTGGGGACGGGGCCGCAGGCGCAGAACCCGCTGATGAGCATGATGGACGCGAACGCGAACATCCTGATCGTGACTGGATTTGGGACGACCGGGAGCGTGGCGCCGTTTGCCGCCGTGAATGCGGCCGAAGGCGTGACGGTGACAGATGGCACGGTGACCTGGACGGTGGTGCTGGCGAGCAGCCAGGGGTTCCGCGTAGACAATCTGCCCAGCGCGACCGGGCCGACCTGGCAGATTACTCCGGTGTTCCAGATTGAGCCGCCGACGTTTACCAGCATGCAGCAGAAGCTGGACCCTATCCCGGACAGTTTTGCGCGCTACTTCCGCCGGGGCCTGGAGAGCGAGTGCCTGCAGGCCAGCCCGAACCCCGGCGACATGAAGCGCGGGCAGCAGATGCGCGCGGAGTGGCAGATGGCGCTGATCGAGAGCAAGAAGCAGGGCGACCGCGAGCCGAACGCCTACAGCCTGCTGCCGGCGGGCAGCGTGGTTGAGAGCAGGCTGGGGTATAACGGCGACCGTGGACCCTATACGGCGGACAACCCCTATTGAGCGGCGGCCAGGGCGCAGCAACCGAAGCGCGGAGTTATGTATAAAGTAAGGTGATGTATGGTCTTATCCTTCCTCAACCCGCTCCATTACAACGAAGACAGGGTGATGATTGGCCATGACCTTGTACCGATGGATCGCCAATCTGATGGCGTGTTTTGGTGTGCGGTATGCGGGGGCCATCCGACAGATCCAATACATCAATCGGAGAGAAGGGGAGAGGAATTCTAGTGTCGACGAGCCTGACGGTACAGAATGCGGTGGTGTTTGCGAGCACGCTGATCAAGAACCAGCGGCTGAACGTGAACAACTACGAGCCGGGCCTGACCATGGCGAACATCGTGCTGCAGCGCATCCTGGGCGCGCCGTTTGTGTGGCGGTTCAACCGGGCGACGTTCAACCTGGCGATCTCGACCGTGGGAGGCACCGACTACCCGCTGTACCTGCCGACGCTGGGGCGGATCGAGACGCAGTGGCTGGTGGATGCGCAGAGCAGCGTGATGCAGCTGGAGGGGCGGGTGGCGCTGGCCAAGGTGAGCAGCGTGCGCCGGCCGGAGCTGGTGGCGCCGGTGTATGACGACAATGCGGGGAACATCACGCTGCGGTTCAACAGCGTGCCCGACGAGGCGTATACCGCGACCTTCGACTTCCAGCAGAAGGCGCAACTGCTGACCGGATGGGCGAAGGGCTTTGGGCCGGTGCCGGACGAGTTTGCCTACATCTTTATGAAGTGGTACCTGAGCGAGGCGGCGCTGCTGGTGAACGATGCGCGCTTTGAGATATGGAGGCGCGAGGCGGTGGCGGCGCTGCTGGCGACGCAGGACGGCCTGGACGAACAGGCCAAGGCCATCCAGTACGAGCAGATGATGAATGTGGGCCGCAGCAGCCTGCGCAGCGACGCGATGGGCAAGAGCGGAGCGGCGGCACGGCAGTCGTAGTGCGAAATACGGGGATTCTTCGCTTCGCTCAGAATGACAGGGGCCTGTGGAAAATAGGGGCTTGACATCCGTGTTTATTCCGGTAAACTACCAGTATGAAGCTCACGATCGTTTCAGCCAACGGCGTACTGCATTATGAGACCGATCCGCCAAACTTGCCGGAATGGGAAATTGCGGGACTGCTCGAAGGCACGCGCATGATGATAGAGACCAGCTTCACGCTCGAATTGATGCGACTGAGCAAACTGAAGGGGGCGCAGGATGCCACTGGAGAAGGGTAAGGGGAAGAAGACGGTCAGCCGCAACATCCGCACGGAGATGAGTGTTTTGAGTAACGGAAAACTCTATGAAGGCAACGAACGACCACCCTACGGCCAGGGGGATATTCTCCTGCCGAAATTTCGGTGCGAACACTGCGACAAGTTTTTTACAGATTTAGATGTGCACTACGAAGATGGCTGCGAGGGCATCTCAAATTTACACCGCGAAGCGGTAGATGGAGCACGAAGTGCCTGATCCATTTTCAGCGGCGGGGGCAGTAAAGAATCCGACGCGGTATAGCGCCGCGACCATGGCCGGGGAGCAGTTTACCGGGCTATGGACGCAGCGCAGCCCGTACCGGGATGCGGCGACGGCTTACCTGGTAAAGAAGTTCTACCAGGGCAGCCGGTTCGATTCGATCTGGGATGGAACGAACCGCGAGATCGGGGTGAAGCTGACCGACGTGCGCGCGCCGGGCTCGAGCGTGTACAACAACGACCTGGGGCTGAATGACTTTCCGGCGGCGCTGAGCTTTGCGAGCTGGAAGTTCCAGCAGCAGGGCGCGGAGCAGGTGCGGGTGCTGATGGATGGGGCGGACCAGAACATCTACGACGCGACCGCCGGACAGAAGACGACGCTGCTGACCAAGGGCACGACCGCGCCGGCGCGGATGCTGGGCGTGAATACGGAATTGTTTGTGGGCGATGGGCTGGACCAGAAGAAGGTGCTGCGCTCGGCGAAGGTGTGGCAGGCGGGCATCCACTGGAACGTGGGCGACTTTATTGTTGACAGCAACGGCAACATCCAGAGCATCCAGGCCAACCCGGTGACGGCGCAGGTGACGAGCACCAAGGTGGTAAACGATCCGGCGTTCGGGAACTTCGTGGTGATTACGCTGACCGCGACGGCACCGGTGATTCCGCCCAACCAGACGGCGAGCTTTAGCGG